CAGACATTTTTGTTTAGGTGGTAAAGGCGTCAATAATGGAAGACTCATATTCATCAACCAAAGCAAACTTTTGTGCTCTCATAATATTCGGCATGATACGATCTTCATACCCTGGATGATTTAACCCATCTTCATCAGCACATAATTCAAATGCTTCAGTATCAGACTCTGCAATTAAGTTTACCACTCCACCATACTCAGATTGTGGAAACGGTACCCAGTAATCAACAATGTAAAGTGACTTCATTTGTGCTTTGTGGATTTAACCATTTTATCTGATTGATAGAACTTTGTCAACTACAGAAACTCCTGCATATAATAATCAACCGTCACCTCTAGCTCTGCTGCTTTACGTTCAAAGAACTTATCTGTATAATCTTTTGCTTCTTTTCGTTTCTCATATGAATCAATCTCAGTTTCAGCATGTTGCATGAAATCGTCAAATGCTTTGATAAACATTTCAATGTCGTCAGTGTTCATTTCAGAAGGAAGGTTCACAGTCATAATTTAAACAAAGGGTTGATTGATCCATTACATCATACACTTCTTTTAAACGATTATGAAGTGTTGATGCACTACCGTATTCTTTAGCAATTTGATTTTCATCTTGGCGTGATAGCAGTTGTAATGCAGATAGAATAACACCCATTTCATGAACATTGAGTGGGACTTGTTTTTCATACATCATCTTATCCACCAAAGACTACAACTATAATTATATCACATCAATCGCTGTAAGTCTTGTACTGCTCCTTGCATCGCTGACCGTGCAAATCCTGTCGCATAAGGATAACCTTCATCCTTTGGATTCTCTGGTGCAGTATAACAAACATGAATGGCATCTTCCAGATGTTGGATGATAGCATTTAATTCATCTTTGGTTGCGTTGAATTCACACATCAGTTAAATCCTCTTGTTGTTTGCGAAGAAAAGCAATATCTAAGTTGATTTGCTCAACCTCTTGTAATAGTTTTAATTTACGCTTTGATAAAGCAACAATACTCTTGTCAAGTTCACCAATGTGCATCTCACGTTGTGGTGTCATCATACTAACTCCTGCTGATATGACATGAATTGCTCCTCTGTAACCTCATCCACACTCTCTTGAATGACCTGATAGATGTAATCATTGTTTCCTACATCATCAAAGATACGTCTAATCAATGCAGGATTTTCTACCTGAGCATCATAATCGAACTCACCATTTTCATCCTTCAAATGAATATCTTCCTTGGTATAAATCCATGCGGCACATTCTGCATCTTCTCCTTGTTCTTTGATCATGCTATTCACACGGTCTTGAAGTTGCTTGAGAGTGTAGTTCATGATTTAGTTAATGGAGTAGGTTTGAGCAATTGCATCAGACTTAAATCTTCTGCATAACTTAAACAACAGTTTCAAGTCATCTTCAATCACATATCGGAACGAGTCTGATTCGATGATAAACTTACCATCCTCCATCCAGACTTGTGGGAGTTGTTTCTTGTAGATTGGGAAATCAGTTGGCATGATGAGAAGTTGATTGCTGTTGAATTAAGTATAGGGCATTGAGTGCCCTATAGATCAGTTATGTGGCACTTCCTCTGCTGGCACACGGGAGACTACGAAACTCTTGATCTCATAGTTTCTCCAAGCATCACATGCCTCTTGCACCATACGCTCAAACTGCCTCTCCATGCCCTTGTGAGTCGTACACTTGCCACACTTGCGGAAGTATGTGATAGGGTGCTGTGGTGACGAGAGAGGCTTGACCACGATCTTGTAGTGAGAGTGCTTGACTGCTGTGACTGTCATGGGGTGCCTTGCTTTGACCCTTTAATAATACATGAAAAGGGGAGCAGCACAACTAAGGTCGTGCCACTTCCTCAACTGTCACACCCGTGCTTTAAGTTTATTATTTTCCCAGATATATTCACTCCCTCCTAAACAATCATCACCTAATTCATCAATTGCAATATTATCAGGAAATAAATCAAAATATTCATCTTTCTGCTCATATCGTGTCACTGTTGTAGAACGAAGAGCACGAACATCAATGAAAACAGTATCACTTACATCAGCAAACTTTTGACTGATGTAGTTCTCAATGTCACCATATTCATTGCTGTGGTGCCTATCAATCCAAATTAGATCTTTACCACCATCCTCATATCTTTCTTCACGATCTTCATCTGCCCAACATTCAATTTGACAGAGTTCACCTTTAATTGTGTTGTAAGTAAACATTAGATTTAAAGATTAAATGAGATAAAGAGTGTAATTTATTTTTGAAGTTGAATATTAATTTTGGTAGGTTTATATGTAACTTTCATTATCCACTTTTCCACTTTATTAATTTGTGCAATCCTCCCATGAGTTGTTTTAGGTCTGGTAGGCATTGTTCTCATGTAAGTAAGAACATCTCCTGTCTCAGTTGTAACGTCAATTTTGTAGGTGGCAGTGGTAGTTTGCATCAGATTAATGCCTCCATTGTAATACCGTTATCTGCAAATGCGTCAGCAACAATACTACAAAGAGCATTAACTTCAAAGTCAGACAACTCCCACAGTTCACCAGCAACCTCAATTTGTTCCTGAATTTGTTCAGATACAGAGAGCATTGTAGTGATCTGGTCTTGATTCATCTCAACATTAGTAATCATACCATTCTCCCAAAAATCAACCCAATCAGCAGTGGTTGTAGTAGTGATGTTCATCGATTTGTTTGAACTGAAATTAGTCTAAGGGACCAGATAAGAAGATTAGGGTGGTGGTGTGCCACCCCATAAACTGGTTCAGCAGCAGGCAGGCATATACTGCTGAGGTTCTGTGAGGAAGTCTGTCACGATGTAACCATGCAGATCCAAACGGGCGTTGATGGTCTCATTCATCTCCTTACGCGACATAAGACGCATAGATTGTGCTCCACCCTTGAACTTCAAAGTGTAGACAAACTTATCAGTCAGGATAGTGTGAGGACGAAACTCAACAACCATGGAGTGGCGCTTGCTGGTGACTTGCATTGCCTTTGTTTGAACTGATCTAATAATAGAGCAGATTTAGTGCTTGTCGCGACCAAGTGGACACTTGCTCAATTGGTACACCAGTTTTGCATCCATGCAGTAGTATATTCTTCATCAGAGTTTGGCATTCCATTGTAGGTATCCAACCACTCACCATATTCTTCATACAGTGCTCGAATGTTGCCAACATCTTCCAGTTGGTCAGCTTCCACATAACTCTGACACAATGTGATAATGTGCTCACACTGTTCCTCGATCATTGTGGTGCGGTCTTTGTCAGTCATGATGCCTCTTGAACAATGTTAGTATAAGGGTAAACTACCGCTTGTCGCGGCCATGATGTGCCAGTTATTTGTTTGGCACAGAGAACCTCCCATATTTGAAATTGTATCTGGAGAATAAGTTTCGTTTTATAAGTTTATATGTGCCATGTTTATTTGTCAGCACATATCCTTCTGCACCAATGAATCTCTTACCTAAGTATGCAAGTGGACCACCAGATGTAGCGCAGAATGTCAATCTATTGTCCGTAAATGACCGTACAAGGGTCCATAAACGCATTAAGTTTACATCACACTCGGCAACGTCTGCCAATGCCTCTGGATCAAGCACAGCACCAACTTTAATGAAAGTATTCAGAACCTTCTCAATCTTTCGTACCTCTGTTTTAGTTTTAGAAAACTCTACAGTTGTTGCCATTTGACGTGCAAAGTTTACCTTATCAATATAATCACTTTCATCTTCCCATCCGTCAGGTTTAACAAACAGTACATCTTTAGTGCTCTTAGGCATAAGAACCATACAAGATCCTACAGCATCACGAAGATCACTCTTAGCAACATAAACTGTATGTGGAGCAACAATAATACTCTGAATTACAAGATCAGGGAAAACATAAGTGATTGAATTGGGTGTGTAAATGTCATCACCACCAAATCCAATAAAGTCACCCTGAAAGATACAATCAGTTCGTGGCAGACAATCAAAACAAGCATGAAGAATGTCTGCTACTTCACCCTCATAATGTAGATCAATCTCATCGTGAGAGTGTGCAATTCGTAGTTTCTTTTTGTTGAAGACTGCTTTTGTACCTACAAAAAATGTTTCAGTTGCAGGATCTCCACCCCATACAATTGCAGGAGCACCATCAATTTTCACAGAAACATTTGCAGGTTGAGTGAACCAATCAAGTACACTCAGATCACCCATTAGAATAGAATCTTCAGGATGTTGCAGATGGGTGTTTTGCATATTAGGCGCGAATAGTGAGATAAAGGTGATCTTCATCCAGTGTGGATGCTTCACCAGTCCAACCGATAGAACCGACAGAGATAAACTCATCGGATTCTGTCATCTGAATTGTAGCAGTTTGATCAAGATAATGCTCAGGCAATTCATTAAAAATTGCTTTTAATTCGCGATAGGTGCCACGATTCCAATTATTTTTGGGAATGTAACGCTTTTTACCATTAAGATTGAAAAATGCCATTACTTACCAACTCCATAATCAGGGGCAGTTGCTTCCAATTCACCAATTTCTGTCGATTGTTGTGGTGATTCGGGCATCATATCCATCCAAGTTTCTTCACCATAAAAATCCATAATCTCACTCTTTACATCATTTACAGTCCAATTTTTCATATTCTCCTCAATCATCTCTATAGCAAATTGCTCAAGAGAGGTCATATCCATACCCTCAACAATCATCTCAGCATATTTAAATTTGAGTTGGTCAAGTTGCTTTGAGTTCATAACTGAAAATAGAGTGAAATGAAATGATGAATGGAATTAGTAGTCGTAATCAGAGTTTAGATACTCTTCAAGATCAAACTTTTTCTCATTGTAAAGATCTTGCATTTCAGGAATGTCAAAGATCTCACCAGGAGTGTCTTGGATTTCAGTCAGAAGGTCGTTCATTAGTTTTCTTGAATTTGAAGAGGAATAATTTCATAATCTACAATGTCCTCACCAGGGTTGAGAACCTCACCAATTGCTTCAGCAATCCATTTTCGTGGATGCGTTTCGCTTTTGACTGTTAGTGTGATCTGGTAGGTTTCCATTACCTTTGTTTGAACTGAAGTTAATATAATGGATGGAGAAGACTAGGGAAGTGGTGTTGTGCCACTTCCCAAACTGAACCTCAGAAGATCTCAGTCCAGCGTTCGTGCTGTACCTTAGAAATCCTGCCTTCTTTCAACATACCGTCACAAACCTTACAGAAAACTTCAAATTTTTCAGTGCGGGTTAGAGTGTCGCTGCCATCACAGGATCCGATCACTTTGAGCAGGTTTGTTTTAAGCATGGGTGGTTCTGTTGACTACCTTTATAGAATACATGAGAAGGGGGAGCATACACTCCCTAGTATGCCACTTTCTCAACTGTCACACCATCAGTAGTTTGTGATATAAAGATGCTTTACCTTTGCTCCTGAATGATCCTTACCTTTACCAAATCGTTGTGCATAAGCAAAGTCTTTATCAATAATGTTGAAGTCTTTGTAACTCTCACGATAAAATTCATGATCACTGTGTATAATCATCCATTTCGCATCAGTTGACTTCAGGCATCGTACAAGTTCTTCATGCAAAGTATCACCACCATCACCTTGTGTGTAACCAAGTCTGTCCAAATATGGAGGATCAATGAACACAAAGTCATCAGCAGTCACATCATCAAATAGATCAACAAATGATCCTTGTCTGATATCACACTTACTGAGGAATGTATGATGATCTGGTGTTAGATTGCAGGACATTTTCTTGTAATGTCCAAACGGCACATTAAATTCACCCTTTGCATTATATCTCTCCATGCCAGAGAAACATAACTGCCTGACAATGATATATGATATTGCTTGTATCAGTGGGGTGAAATCTTGAGGATTATTGATTACATTTCTTGCAGCATAGAATGCCTCTTGTAGTGCATCATGCTCATAAGTCTTAATAACATTGATATGATTTAAGACATTCACATAATCAGAGCTCTGCAATACTTTGTAGAGATTGATTACCATCGGGTTGATGTCATTTAGAATAGCAGGAGTTTGCAATCCAAATGATACTGCTGCGCCACCACAGAAAGGTTCAACAACTCGGTCAAACTTGGATGGTAGCATTTGCTTGATCAAGGGCAATTCTTTACCCTTTCCGCCTTGATACTTGATGACAGGTTTCATGGTTACTCAGTCAATAGGTTTATTATATCAGATGCAGAGCATCTTGTGAACTAGCGGATCCTTGCCCATCTGTTGAAATTGTTCAATGGTGAAATCGCACTTGAAAGTATCAATGAACCATTGAAGTCCAAAGATCATACCAAAACGTCCATCTTTCTTCACTTCACCATAGTAAAACGGGCAAAAGATACCACCATCGATATTAAAACCAAACTGTTCTTCTAGTCCACGCTCAATCTGCTCTTCTCTACGAAGTGTATCCCGTGTTTTACCACGATCAAGATCAAGATTGCACTTAATTTCTCTAGTGATAAGCACATCACTATCAACTTGCCCAAGTAGATCAACCTGATGATCTTCACCATCTACAGTGATAATACTGTTGCGTCCTTTTAGAATCAACATATCAAGTTTGTTGTAATCTCCCATCACTCTACAAAAGAAAGTCTCAAGGTAGTTACCAACACGAATTGAAACAGATTGTGAGACATGAGTTGTACCCAACCAATCTTGAATAAGAGAAGATTTCTTGGCAGTCTTGCCATTCATCTCTTCTTTAAGAATTTGAGTGAAAGTTTCAGTGATGTTCATGGATAGGTCCGATAACCTTCTTGTTGAGAAATAAAGGGCCAATTCTGCGAAAACCAATCAAAGTCTGGATCACGATTGGGGGAAAACTCTAAGTTAAGTTTCCTACCAACTTCTGCAATAGACAGACCAACAAAATTGATAGAACTTTGGGTTCTGCCGAAAGTCAATAATTCTGCAAGTTCTGTTGTGGTTTTGCAGTGCATACCCAGTCGATGCTTTGACGCCCACAAGAGGTAAGACCGTAGGTCTTCATGTTTACAGGTTGAAATCATGTTGTTTGATCAACAAAGTAATCATACAGAAGCACAGAGACGGTTGCAGAACCTCTGTGCCACTTTCCCAACTGGTACACCAAAAGTGTCACTCATATACCAATCATATAACCTTAATTCTTCCTCTCTTGCCTCAATTTCGTGTGGTTGATCTTCATAAGACCAATTTTCCACTGGTTCTGTAGAATAACACAATTTTCCACTACGAAAACGCAGAGAACCCTCTACCCACTGCTTCAGATGCGTCAATTCATGTAAAAGAGTCTTAATATACACTTCCTTACTCATATCAGTCTGAAGTTCAATCATAAAATGACGAGGGCGATAGTTATGACCCACAACATCACAATAACCAACAACTTGTTCACTTTTCAATCCACGATGAATAATATCAACGGAGATTTTGTGGCGTGGAAAAAAGTTATTCAGAAACCAAGAGGTAACATCCTCACAGATGATCTTAGAATAACCGTATCCAGAATGGTAGATGCTAGACATGTGCCCCAGTGTAAAAACCA